GGGAAGCGGTGGCATGTACTAGGCCGCTTCGGCCTTCGGCGGACGCCCACGGCGCGGCATGTTGTTCGCCGCTGCGAGCTTGTCCATGTTCTCGATGACTTCCGCGAGTTGCGCGCGTAGGTCCGCAATCTCTGCGTCCTTCTGCGCCATAGCTTCGGCGAGCGGGGCCGTGTCTTTCTTTGCCGCAACGAACGCGCGTGCCTTATCGCGGAGGGCGAGCGCACCCATGCCGACACGGTTCATGTCCGCATCGTTCATGCCCGCAACATCCTCAACCGTGCGAAGATGCAGCGCCTTGAGCCGATCCGCCTGTGCGGGATTTACCCCGGGCCATGCCGAAAGCGGGGTGCCGTCAACCGGCTCCTCCTGGCCCTTGAGCCACGACTTGTATGCAGGCTCGATAATCTCCCGCATTGCGTCGGACTTGATCGAGCGGGCGACCTTCTCGCAGGTTGTCGCGCCGTTCGTGCCCTTCTTGACCCACTCAACCATGTGGACTTCACGAGGCTCGCCGGGCTTTCCCGCCACATCCTCGTATTCGATCCAAAAGCGGAGAACGGCGATGTTCGGGCGTTCTCGGTTGTACGCGCTGTTGTCGATGTCCATGGTTTCGGTTCCCTCCGAAAAAGAAAAAGGCGGGAGGCCGAAGCCCCCCGCCCGTCAGCCCGTTACTCCGGGCAAGTCAGAAGCACGATCTTCGCCGTAGCGTCGATGCAGATCGCGCAGATATGGTCAGTGACAGCCGCCGACACGTCGAGCGCGCCGTCGGTCGAACCGACCGCAGTAAGCGCGTTGCCGTCCGCACCTGCCGTAAGTGCGAGAGCGAGAGTTGCCGGGCCGCTGATCTGAATCCAGGCGTACTCGTTATCAGCCGGGGCCGACAGGAGCATACCAGCGCCGACGCCAGCCGAATCCGACAGGTCGGACGTGACCACATTGGTCGCACCCGCCGACACACCGCCCGGCGCGTAGTAGTACGCCATCTGGTTGGCAACGGCGGCAATGCCACCAGCGCCCGTGTCGTACTGCACGAGCTTGTACTTGATGCCCGCGCCGTCCGTGTAAATGTCACCGAGCGAGAAACCCGCGCCCGGCGTGTTGCCGTTGAGAGACGTATACGTCTCCGTCAGCTTGGCTCCAAAAGTCGCCATGTGTGTTTACCCTTTCCGAAAAGAAAAGGGCGAGGCCCGAAAGCCCCGCCCCTGTTGGTTTACGCAGCTATTAGGCCGCGTCGATGAGGATGCCCTGAAGCGCGCGGTTGGAGCAGACAAGCTGGCCCATCCACAGAACAGGGATCACAACGCCGTCCTGATTGACCGAGAACTTCTCGTCCATCGTCGTCCACTTCGCATCGCGGTGCTCGACGAGTTCGAGATAGTTGGTGTTCAGGAAGTACATGCGCTCGCCGGTCGTGGCGAAGTTCGTGTTCGAATCGAAGATCACATCCGAGTCCACGTACTTCAGCGAGCGGAAGCCCGCCGTGGCGCTGTCGCTGTCGGCGTAACGCTGCAAGTCCTGAAGGCTCTCCCAGTACATCGCGAAGAAGTCATGGGTCGAGACCACGAGGTCCGGCTTGTCCGCGCCGCGAACGAGGTCGAGATAAAGGGTGTTCATAAAACCCTTGATGTTCGACTTCGTGACGAGGTTCGTGCCAGTGGCTTCGAGGAACTTGTTGCGCCAGAACGTGTAGGTGCCCGAGACGATACCGCCGACCGTACCCTGGCCGTTCGTCTGGATGATGTGCGCGAGACCGCCCATCTGGTTCGTCAGAGCGCCCGACGAATACAGATCGACGCTCATGTTGTTGGCGGCGGTACGCATGGCGTTCTTCAGGCGAGCGGCAGCCAGATCAATAAGCTGCTCCTTGCCGGAGTTCATGCGGAGTTCCTTACCCGAAGCCACGATGTTGATCGCAGCCTGCACCCAGTCGTACTTGGCGGCGGTCAGAACGTCCGACGCATTGACGTTCAAGGTATCAAATCCTGAATAGCGCTGAAAAGTGCTATTTTCCGCATAATCCAGTGGGCGAACAATCTCATAGCCGCCCGAAAGCGACTTGATCTTGCCGCGCTTCTTCAGGCGCGAGTACAGGGCGTTGTTGGTCGAGACGTTGTCCGACACTTCCGTCGGATGGTTCCGAAGCGTCGTGGTGACGATTTCGGTAAACGTGCTGTTGGGGCTAGGCATGGCCTATGTCCTTATGAGGTGGGGTTAGGCCGCGCTGTAGATACGATCAGCCGCTTGGCGGATCGTTTCTTCCATTGACTTGGGCGTGGACGGGGAAGCCCCCACGGTGCCGCGCGTGGCAACATTGGTCTGCGCGACCCGTCGTGCTTCTGACGCCTTCTTCTCGGCTTCTGCTTTGCGTGCGGCTTCCTGCGCGGTCTGCTGTGCGGCAAAGACCTTTGCGCGGGTTTCCGGGTTGGCGTGAACCGCCCGGTCGTAAGCCTCTTTCAAGACCTGATCGGGCGACAACTCAGGGCGCGTTGCCTTGAGATGCGACACCATCGGAAGCATGTCGGCTTCGACCGCTTCATAGTGTTCATTCGCCGGATCGGACTTGAACCGCTCGATAAGCGAGAGGATGTGCGTCTGCTTTTCCTGCTGCTCGGCCTGTAGGCGCGAGTTGAGGAAGCGTTCCGTCTGCTCAAGCCGCTGCTGTAGCGCGGCTAGATTGGGGTCCAGTGGGGCTTGATAGCCCTGCTGTGCCCCGGCTTGGACACTGCCGAGGTCGATCCCGTACATGCGTGCGATTTCTCGAATCGCTTGCTGCGGGTTGGTCCTAAGCGCCTCATCTGCCGCTGCGAGATTGGACACGTATTGCGCGGGGTGAATGTTGTTCACCTTCAGACGCGCTTCCACGGGTCGCAACGCTTCCGCAATCGGAGCGAGATTGCCTAGTTTGCCTTCGTACTCGGCCTTGAGTTTTGCAACGCCGTCCTGCTGCTGTTTCTCGCGCAACGCGACATAATCGCGAAGAGCGGGATCGGCTTTATCCAGGAGTGCGCGCTTGTCTGCCGCCCAGCTTGTCGGTGCCGACACAACGGGCTGCGGTTCCGCCTTTGTAGGGGCGGGATTCGGTTCGACGGGAGCGGCCACAGAGGGCGCTTCTGCCGTTTTGGTTTTCTCGATAAACTTGCCATCGGGGCCGCGTAACCTGTCCGGGTTGGACGAAGGAACGGGCTGCTCGCTCTCATGCTCGACCGATGGAAGGCCCGCGCCCTCAGGGAGGGACTCTGCGGGGGCGGACGCCTCGAAAGCCGTGATCTTGTCGAACGCGGCGCTCATGGTTTCTTCGATAGAAGGCTTCTCGGCGGGCGTTGTCGCGCCCCCGTTGGCAACGTCGGTCATTTGGTCCCTCTGGTTAAGCGCCGATAGTCGTCGGCAATCTCACCGGCTTGGCGAGCGGATCACCGCCAACTTCCAAACCGCGTTTCTTCGCAAACTCTGCATTCCGATAGACCGGCTTGAATTCGGAGGGGTCAACCTCACGCGAGCCGGAACGCTTCAAATCTTCACGTCGAGCAGCGCGGCCATCCACCGCTTTGCCCGTGACAGGCGAAATGTACGTTGGCGTATCACTGATAATGAAAGGCCCGACGCGCGGTGCCTTTTCCAGAGTTGCCACGTCCACCCAATCATCGCCGCCCCATATATATTTGGTCATGACAGCAGCAGAATCGCCTCTTCGTCGTCGAGTTCGCGCAAGTAGTTGTCGCGTGCGATAATGGCCGCTTCATATGCAGCCAGAACCACGCGCGTTGCTTCTATGTCCGCAGCCAGCGCCGCGAAGTCGATTGCCGATACCGGCGGAAGTCTCGTGTCCGATGCCGCAGCGTGCGGGGCGACGGCGGCGCGGATTTCCGCAACGTCCGCAACATCGATAAGCTCGCCATTCAGGATGGCGTAGGCCCGCTGTAATTCGGCCTTCCAGTCTAGGTCTTTACGTTCCCACTCAAGGCCGCGCTTCTTGCGCTCGCCCTTCGCATACGGGATGAAGCCGCCCGTGCCAGTCGTCGGCGGGGTCGGCGGAGGAATGTATATCTGGAAGGCGTCAACCTGAAACGCATCAGCCTGAAACGCCGTCGAGAAAGTCATTACTCAATCCCGCAGAAAACCGCTTGTTCCTCGTCAATCCTGCGATAGATCAAACCGCTAAACACACGCTCCGTGCCGATGACCCATCCGTCGCCGTCAACCACAGTGCCTCCAAGTTCGCCCGCCGAGAGGTGGACCATCGGACTTACTCGAAATAGCCGTTGATCGTGATCATGCCGCGAATGACTTGCGAACCCGTCGCCGTGCCAATCGGAATGCGGACGATGCCGTTGACGCGCGTACCGGGGGCGACGACCACGGGGGCGTCAAGGTTTAAGGCAATCACCGGACCTTGTGCGCCAGCCACAGCACCCACAATGAACGACTGAATGCCAAGCGGGATGCGTCGATAAGCGCGCGTTGCTGCCGTCAAGCTGTCTGCCGTAGCGAGGTCCGCCGCCGTACCGCCGACGCCCAAGGCCCAAAAGAGCGTCGTTGCCGTGGTCGCAACGGCAGCACCCGTGTTCACCGTATCGATGCGAACGCCGCTAATGACGAGGTTTTTGCCGGGCTGCGTAACCGAGCCAGCCGGAACCGTGTATGTGAAAATTACAAAGTCGGTCTCAGCGCCAGCCGGGGCGGCAAATTGGAACAAGCCGCCAAGTGTGGTGAGCGTGTTAGCGCCCGCACCGTTGTTTGCGAGAACGATTGAAGCGGGGGCGGCAGAGTTGCCCCACGTCGCGGACTGCGCTGCCGTAGCGCCGGGCGGGATCTGGTGCGCGCCCAGTTCCATTCCGGCCATCTGCGTATCCCAAGGGCGGTTTGTCGCAATGTCGCCCATGCTAATCGACACTTCGGCAAGACGAAGCGACTTAGCCGCACCCGCGATGCCGCTATTGAACAAGCGAGCGACAAAGGGGAGTGCGGGCGAGCGCGTGACGCCGTGGCCGGTGTAGGTCGTGACGGCGGTTAGACGGGCGCGGAAGATACCGTCGATCCAGAATTCGACGTCCTCATCGTTCATAACGATGAGGTATTCGCCACGCTCGTTGTCGGAGATCTTCGCAAGCGCCGAGGTCTCGGTTTCGACCGAGTTGTTGCAAAGCACGCCGACCAGATCGCCGTTGAGCTTCCAGCGGAAGAACACGCCGTCGGTCGGTGCCGCCGTGGTCAGCGCATAGCCGAGGCCGATATCGCATTGCGCGTTCACTGCCGTCTGGTTCACGCCGATGGCGGCAAAATACAGATAAGTCGGGGCGGCGTTAATGACCGGGAACGTGCGATAGGTACGCAGGACAACGTGGTTGCCCGTCGCCGTGACGCCGCTCGCGTTGAGCGTCAGAAGGCCGGTGTTCGTGGACTGGTCAATCGTCATCGTAGACGTGATGACGCCGTAGGCCGACGCATTGATCGGCGTGTAAGAGAACACGTCCTGCCAGAGCATCGTGTCGACGCCGACGCGCTGGCGGAAGTCGGCGGAAACGTCAAACTCGCGCCGGATGCCGTTCGTGACGACGGTGCCGGGATCGACAACGCTCATTGCCGACTGATAGCCGGCCTCGGCAAGTGTCGCCTCATTCGAGACAACCAGCGCGACCTCGCCGCCGATACCCGCCTTTGCATCCGGCAACAGACCAGACGCGCCACCGCGAAGAACAACTGACATTCTCTAAAGCCCCACAGCGTTGAATGTGTACTGGCCCCATGTCCCGTTCGGAGCATGTGCCGTGATAGTGAAGCCGACGCCCGCCGACAGGGCGGTGACGCTGGCCGTGATCTGTTCGAGTAGCGCGTCCTCTACGTCGTGGTCTGCCGTTGCAGCGCCGGGAGATACGACGATGATCGAGGATGCCGTGACCCACGTTGCCGCGACACTTACGGACGCATCGCCGCTGCCCTCGGTCGTCCCGAAGTCAACCGTGCCCGATGCCTTCTCTAGCGCGCCCTCGTGCGTGTCGTTCCAGTTTGACGGCTGAACAATTGTCGTATCGCCGCTGTCTGGGATAGCGGAAACGAATTTATGCGTTACGGCCATTACTGGACCCCGATAGCCCGACCGTCAGGCCCGCGCACGATCTGCTTGGGCTTCGTCACAACCTCACGAAGCGCGTTCACGGCCTCGATGATTGCCGCCTGCGTCTGTCGGTTGCTTTCGACCGTGCCGCCGACAATCTCGCGCGTGAGTGCCGCAAGGTCCGCGACGGACTGCTTGGCGTCTATCTCGGGCTGGACCACGGCCATTTCCTGTTCGCGCTGTTCCTGCCGCGCCGATTGCCCGTCTTGCAGCTTGGCAACCTCGATGCTTGTCCGTGTCTCGGCTTCGCGTTCCTTTAGCGCCGCCTCACGTTCACGGATGGCAAGTTCGCGTTCTTTAAACTGCGCTTCCATCGCAAGGCGCTGCTGTTCAAGCTGCGTCTTGCCCGCGAGGTCTTGGCCCTGCATCTGCAAGCGGGCCTGCTCGATCTGGCCTGCTTGTGCGAGTTCCGCCTGCTTGGCCTGCATATCCATCTGCGCCTTGACCACAGCCGGATCAGGCGGCGGGGGCTGCGGAGGTTGGGCCTTCTGCTCTTCGATCTTCTGCGTGGTCTGCTGTTCCCACCCGTCAAGCGCATCCTCGGCCTGCTTGCCGAGTTTGAACGGACGCGCAAGACCCATGAATAGTTTAATCGCCACGTCCGGGGGCATCGCACCCGACTGGATGACGGGGCCGATAGCTTGGAAGAACGTTCCCGCACCCTGTATGAACTGCCCGGCCTGCTGCTGTGCCTTCTGTACGTCCGCCTGAATAGTCGAGTCCGTCTCGATATCAATCCGGTACGAGCGCACGATATCGGAACGGAGGATTTGCTCCATTTCCGGCGTCACCTGTACGCCCGTCATGTTCGACAGGGTTTCAGGGCTAAAGCGCGTGGCGATAATCTCCGCCTTGATGCGGAACAGGTCACGCACGTAGCGCTGTACGTCGGCCTGCTGCGCCTGAAGTCGGAGGCTTCCCCACTGGGATTTAAGCTGCTGCGCGCCAAGCGTCTCGCCTGCGTCGGTCTGACCGCGCATGACGTCCGCAACGCCCGTGATTTCGAAGATGACCGCCTTGATTTGCTCGCGGGCGAGGTAAAGCTCTTTGACCACCCCGATAATCGCATCGAGCGGCCATTGCCAAACGGCGTTATCAAGCCCACCCTGTAGAAACGCCTGGATGTTGTCGGACGGGACGTATTCGCCGTCCTTCGCGTCCTTCACGAGCGAGAACGCGTCCGACAGGTCTGAGGCATACACGCCACGGGCCTTCAGAACCTTCGTCAGCGCGGTAATGCGTCGAGTGATGATGTCGAGTTCTTCAGCCTGATCCTTGTACAGGCGATAAGGCTCAATCGGCGTCTGTGTGTCCGGTGTTTCCACCGCCAGCATCGGGCGCGGAACGTCGAAGAAGCCTTCCAGCTTCAGAATGTCGGACTCTTTCTTGAGTGGAGCCTGCTTGTACGAAGGCGCGATAAAAAGAATTTCCCGCGCTTCCTTGTCCCAAATCTCCCACACCATAAGACGCTTGAACACGTCCGGGGCGCGGTTATCGTCATCGTCCTTGTCGGACTTACCGTCAACTCGGCTGTCGAGCGGGATCGTTGCGCCAATCTGCTCGTTAAGCCCGATAACTTGTTCGCGGGTCAGGTAATGGCGATAGGCAATCCACGGGGTTTTCGACCAGATACGTGCGGGACCGATGCGGAAGTCCGCCCAATCCACCGGCTCACAGACGACGGCTTCATAGACCACGTTGTTTTCGGCGTCGAACTTCGGCTCGTACCGAACGCGGGTAACGGCACGACCCGGCAACAGCCGATCCTTGACCGCAGCGCGCATGGTCCCGTCAAAGTCGTAGGTATCGACCGAGTACGACAGCGCCCGCTCGATGACCTGCGAAACCTGCTTATCCAGCGGGTTGCCCGACATATACCGGGGGCGAACGTCGGGGATCGGTACCGAGTTATAGAGCGCGGGGGCAAGCGTCTCAGTGTTGGCGTACAGGATGTTATACGCCTTGTCCTTGCGTTCGGCGTGCTTGCTATCCCGATAGGTGTCGATGCTCGATTGAGCAGCCTTGCGCCAATCTTCCTCTGTGCGCGACGACAGGTCGAGCGCTTCGAGCCAGAGCTTGACCAGCCCTTCTTCGCCCGGCCCAGCGTCCTTGCGGGTATCGAATACCGCGCCGGATTCTGTCGTGTCGTCAGCGGCCACTTGTTAGCCCGTCTGTCCGCGACGGATCGGCGCGAAGTTGACAGTCGTGGGACCAGCGCCCGACCCGATGGCCGCAACGCGGTCAACCAGCGGATTGGCGGGGAGATACGCCACGCCCAGCGGGGGCAGCACCACATCGGTCGTCAGCACGGCAGTCTGCGCGCCTGTGCCGATGCGGACGCCAACGTGAAGGGTCGCGGACGTATTCGCCACACGGACGGTATCGCAGCCGGTGCAATCAATCGTGCCGCCGACACTCGATGCCGTGGCCGAGACGTTCACCGCCGTGCCGGGTACAACTGCGTCAATCATGTCAATCCTCAGCTTGTCTGGAGCGCTCTTTGCGCTTGATGATTTCGCTAAACGTCAGGCCCGAAGTAATCGAGCCGTCCTGCTTGGCGATGAAGTCGTAAACGGGCTTTCGGTCGCCCGGCTTGTTGCGAATGAACGGGCGCGACATGCAGGCGTATCGAGCCTCGTCGGGCGCGTGGTCCTCGCCATCCGTATCAACGTCCTCGGGCCTGTCCGGGTCGTGCTGTAGTGCTGGAAGCGTGCGGATCAAGTCTCTGCACGTCGAGAACAGCAGAAGCCCCGGCCCTGTCTCGTCGCCCTTAAGCCGTTGCCGCACTTGGTCCCAACCACCCAACGCACCGGACTGCGAAACACGCTTGTTGTCGGCCCGTCGCCAGCCCTTGCAGCCAGCCTTACCAATGCGCTCGATGATCGAGGGCCCGCCGTCCTCCGAGAACGTCGCGGGGTCAGCCACGCCATACGTGATCGTGTCACCGTCCTCACGCTCTAGAATGCCGTGCGCGACTTCCTCAGCGGTTAGCTTCAGGCCGACGTTCGGTTCGCCGTTCGATCCATACCACTCGCGGTAACGAACCAGACACCCGCGCGGGATGTCGGGCAATTCGCCGTCGCTGATAGCCCACCAGCCGACAGAGAACGGCCTAGCCGATCCCCAGTCGAGCGAGCGGAACCGCGTCCAATGCTTCGGCAACTCGATAGGCGCGATGACGTGGCGCGACATGGAAAACTCGGGGAAGTACGCCCCCGTGATTACCGACCAGTCGCCCTCAAGCCACGCACGCACAAGCTCGGGAGAGCCAAGGCCCCTCAGCCTGCCCTCGTATCCAGGATCGTTCGCCGTCAGTAGTTTGTTGTCGTGTAACTTCGCCGGTACGAATATCCGCTCCATCTTGGTTGCGGGGTCGCGGATCGGCACGTAACCAGTCGGCGCGGGGTCGATGAAATACCCCTTAACCCAATGATGTCCCACGCCACCCGGGTTGGCCGCTGATCGTATGCGCTTGGTCGGAACAGGCTGGCTAGACCGAAGGCGGGCGCGCAGGAACTTGTAAGCGAAGCTAGACGCCCACTGCGTTAGTTCATCCCATCCCAACCATGTGTACTGATGGCCCTGATACCTCGTCGCGTCTCTGTCAGCCTCAAGAAACCGCATCTTGAGGTTTGCGCCGTTCGGCCAGAGCCAAGTCTTTTTCTGTTCGTTCCACTCAGCGCCGCTAGGCCGATAAAGCTCATGCGCGCGGGAAATTAATTCTTCTAGTTCAGGATACGTGCGGCGGAAGATAGCCCCGCGCCACGCACTGCCGTAGGTCGGAACGTCTTGCAGGAAGTCGCCAAGCAGATAGTCAGACTTACCGCCACCAGCCGCACCGCCGTAGAAAAGCTCGGGGCACCAGTCTAGGGCTATCGCGTCACTCTGCGGCCCCGGCTGGGGTGCCCATGAGCGCTGCGGCTCCAAGTTCTCGCTTGCGTCGGTCAAGCCATTCCTCTCGCGTCTCGCGCGGCGGCCTGTCTACCGGATCGCCCTTCATGCCGATTTCGCCGCTGTGCTTCTGTTCGACGCTCGATAGCTTGGCGTGGACGTAGGGTGCAGCAGCCACCGCAGCGTCAAACCGCGTCTTTTTGTCCGTGTCGGTGTCGCGAAGAAGGGTCAGCAGATAATCGAGTGGCATAATGCCGCCCTCTGCCGCCGCTTTCCGCGCTTCCTCGTTCAATTTCGTGGACTGGCCCGGCTTGCGCCCTGCCCCTGTCCTAGCCCCGCCGCGTGACATGTTTGAATGTTTGAATTTGTTTCAACCGGTCAGCACTTGCGACCGCCGCCCTTTTTCTTCTTCGACATGATGCCCTCAGAAATTAAATTTATTTCGGAAGCCAAACCGGACCAGTTGCCAGTATCAGAAGATTTCCCATGTCGCCGCCGCATGGTGATGGGTTTGGATAGGACGGGATATCACCCCATACGCGGGCAGCTTCAAAATCAGGAATGCCGAAGGAATACCGCGCCGCCGACTTGAATGTGCGGTGTTCGTCTTTTTCCAGCATGGGCACCAAAGAAAAGCCCCGCCGCCGGTTAAAGCGCGGGGCCAAGTTGGGGAGGAGACACACCATCAAACGGAAACCGCCGACGATGACACGCACTATGCGGCTAAAGTGTTGCGCCTCAAAGCCTCAAGGTGTTGCAACACTTTATCAGCGTGATCCATTTCACGCATTGCCTTGACCGCATCGAGTACCAAGCCCTCGGGGCGGAACCATTCGCCGTTTGCGCGGTGCGGCGATAGATGCGCGTGCATTAGGCGTTCTTGGGCCGGTGTCCCGTATACCCAAGCGTAAAGCTCTAACTTGTCGGGATTGGCCGTCTGAAGGCTCGTCAGCCGTTCCTCGGGGACATACGAAAAGCCAATCTTGAATACGTTTACCGTGGTTGCGCGGATTGCGTAGACCTTGGGCGTGGCACGCTGGACGACCGTCTCAGCGCGCATCTTCTTTAGAAAGCCCTGTTCGCAGGCGATCAACTTCATAACTGCCATTGTGTAGATGCGCCAAGCCGTCGTGCGGTCGAAGCCGTGGACGGATTGAATGACCTTCCAGGGCTTCCGGAAGGCGCGCGCCCAAACCACCTTACGCTCGTTTAGGTCTAGGGCTTTGTTGATAAGCAGGCAAAGCGCGTCTAGATCGTCAATTGCGCGGGATGATGGGGCTTCACCTGGCACCCCCTCAAACGCCGTGCCGTAGGATTCCCAATAGTCTCTGACAACCTCGGGCCAGTATGCCTGATCGCCCTTCGGCCTAGTCCCGTGGGATGGCAGGCGGCGGATCGTCATTGCAGCCAATTCGAGGCGCTGGCGCATCCTCACGGCATCGGGGTTTTGTTCGCGCGGGTCAACATTTTGCGTATGTCGCTGCATCAAATACCTCCGAATACACTATACCCTGATTGCAACACTTAACTAAGCCCTAAAGTGCGACAACACTTGTTTAATCGTCGCAATAGCTTCTGCAATCTCAATCGCTGTTTTCATGTTCTCACGGCCTCCAAAGAAAAAGTTTTGTTGTTAACCTTTGGACTCGTCCGGCAGGGCGAACGTGTCGGTATCGTTCAAGTCGTTGACGGCCCTCGTAAAGCAGTCCAAGCAATGCGGTCCAACCCCCGTCTCAAACCACGGCGTCATGCACTCGTTATTGATGGCGTGGACCATGGCCGTGCACTCGACGCAATAAATGCTGCGGTATGCGTCGGGGTGTTTGTCTGGAAGAACATCCGTGATCCAGGAGTGGAATATCGGTTCTCTCACCGTGTATCTCCATTCAGCTTGCGGCGTAGGGCCATGCGCCAGTCGGCAAAGGTGCTGCGTTTGGGCTTCTCGTCAATGAAAGCGAAAACCCACCAATCATCCTCCACTATCCAATAGGGCTTTCCCTTGAAATGATCCGGCTCGTATCTGATCTTCACTCCCGCCTCCCGTATCTCTCATTCGCCCAATTGATGACAGCCTGCTTGAACCAATCGTCCGATAGCTTGTCGACGTGGATACAGGCCACCCCGTCAAACATCCACGCGCGGCGGCGGAACTCGTCCATTTCCCATTCAGGTGTTTGGGGACGGGGGACGGTGCGGGAGAGGGAACTACGCACGGGGCGGCTCCGGGAGCGGTTGCCAGTGCGTCGGCCAGTCGTGGGCATCCGGGCCAAAGTCGCCGTCGTCATCCATCCAAACGCCGATCTTTTTGGATTTTGACGACGCGAAGAACTCCTTGCTCCACGCACCGACAGAAGCCCACCCCTTTTTCCCGAGCAAGATGCGCGTTCCGTCACGCGGCGCTGTTTCGATTGGTTGCCACTCCGTCACGCCACTTCCCCCTTCTGTCCGATACCGTGTTGCTTGCGCCATGCGATCACAAGAGGCGCGGGAATCTTCCACGGGCCTTCGCGGTCGGGCCTTCGCCCCCAATCGTCCGGCCAAAATTTCTTGTCCGGCGTAAATCGCGCCAGGATGCCCGCCCAATCGCTTTCGGACTTGTCCCGCGTCGGGACTACCGCACCGGATGCGCTCGCAGCCGTAGCCCCATTCCCCGCTTGATTGCGGGCCGGTTTAAAATCGTCCGAACGTCGCAGCCAGTTCCGCCACGTCGCTTGCCAGTCCAGTTTCGTCGCGTCCCTGCCCGACTTCGCTTTCCAGAAATCTCGGAACTTCGGAAGTTCGCGCGCGATCTGTTGAGCAGGGAAGTCCTCGGGTTCTGGATTCCAATCATCCGAAAGCCGACAAGCCTTCGGGCGGGGCGCTGCCGTAGGCGGCGCGGCCTCTATCTCTTTCTCTGTCTGTATGTCTGTATGTGTGTCTGTCTGTATGTCTGTAGCGTTCGCGAATGGTCGCGTATGTTCGCGAACGTCGGTTTGTTCGTTTCGTTCGGCCTTGCTCTTGCGCCACTCTTTCGCGCGCTCCGCATTGGTAAGGTTCTGACGATCCTTCCACTTTGCGATGTGGTCGCCCTCGATCATGCCCTTGTCCCGCATGGCGACGATGACCGCCTCGATCTCGGATGCGGTGAATCCAAGCGCTTCCTCCGCGCAATCTGCGTCGTAAGAGGCTATCGAGCCGCGTTCTTTGGTCCCGCCCGCCAACTCCAACAGGTACGCCCACACGGCTATGACGCAGCCGGTTTGCGTGTGCGCGAGTTTGGCGATGACGCGGAACTTCGGGTCCGTCACCGTACCGACGTGCCAGCAAAGCCAGTTCATGCCGCAATCGCCTCCACCTGCTTGACTACCGACCGTTCCGCAACCCTCTCGGAAACCCGCTTGCGGACCTCCAGGTACTTGAACTCGACTCCGTGCTTGGCCGCCCTAGCGGGCCATGTCCGGTAAGCGTGTAGGACGCTCGTATGGTCAGCGCGGCCCCATGCGCGGGCGACCTTGGCGGACCCGAACCGGGTAAACTCTTTCGTGAGGTTCATTGCCATGTGACGGGCCAGCACAATCGGCCCCTCGCGGCGCTCGCTGAGAAGGTCGCGGATCGAAACCCCCATGACCCTTGTTACCTCTTGGGCGATGATCGTCACCGTGTTCGTCATCCTTCGCCCTCCGATAGAGCGGCGTCGATCATGGCGCGCCAAATATCGCGGGCTTCTACTGGAAAAATGTCATCAGGAGCGCCGGCCATTTCCTGCGTCGGTTCCCGCATGGCCTTGATCGCGGCTCGGGCCATTGCGTCGTAGTCGGGATGATGCAAGTCAGCAGCCCCCGCTATCGCCCGCGCCACTTCCTCTACCTTGGTCAAGACTTCCTCCCCACCTGTTGCCCGTTCACGAAGATTCCGACGTTCGGGTGCATGTTGTAGAAAACGTCTCGCTTGAACTTCCACTCATCGAGCGTCATCCCCTTGGTGTCGTCGTAGACCATCTGGTCGTGCGTGAAGTAGCGGAAGTCCCAGATCATCTTGCGCGGTCGCCATGTATCGACGTTGAGGATCGGCCCGTGCATTCCGTGGAGGATGACGGGGACCTGGCGTTCAAGGCGCGTTATCTTACCGGCCCTTTCAAGCCATTGAAGCTCCTGCCAGCGATGGGCTTCCGCCTTGGAATGGAAGCTGATGCCGTCCAATTCGGTGCGGACCGCGTTGTACTTCTGGCGCTTCATGCGGCACCGTCCAAGAGGTTCGCTTGAACGGGCTTAGGTGCTGGCTCGGCAAATAGGCGGGGCTGCTTGTAGGCGTCGTCAATTCGACGGCAGGCTATGTCGAAGTATTTCGGCTCTAGCTCAATGCCGATGAACTTCCGCCCGAGCTTCGCGCACGCGACGCCTGTGGTACCACTGCCCATGAAGGGGTCGGCCACGGTCTGCCCAACGCGCGTAAAATCAGAGACAAGGTCAGACATAAGCGCGACCGGCTTTTCCGTCGGATGCGAGCCGTGCCTGTCGCCCCCCCCCGTGTTATGGGTATAGACGCCCTTCTTGCCCCCAGCCTGCCATACCGACCGACCGCCGCCGCACCATGCGGTGACGAAAGCCTCCGCGCCGATGCCGGGGCGGTCGCCGGAAAACTGCGGCATAGCGTCGGGCTTAATCCATAAGCACGGGCGCTTGTATTTAATGCCCTCTTGCGCCTCGATCTCTTTCGCCCATTCCGCCACACCCTCTATTGTGCAGAAGGCAATGAACCAGCCTTGCGCGGCGTCAGCAGAGACGCGAACCACCTTTGCGCGGATCTCGTTAATTCCCTCAAAGCCAAACGCCCGAAACGGATTCCGCTTGTCACGCAAAGCGCCGCCTTGCGCGAGCGCCTTGTTGCTTTCATGGATCGCCGCCTCATACGGTGGGTCGCAGATCACATGGTCAACGCGCCCAAGCGTCGGCAGTATCTCTAGGCAATCTCCGAGGATAAGCCGAGCGTCTCCGATAATTTCCTCTCGGTAGGTCACTCCACCAGCACCTTCTCGACCGTCTGGACCTCGCGGCTGATTAGGTCGCTGATCTTCAATAGGGCCGCGTCCAAGTCAGACCCGCGCGCGTGCTTGTATTGGATGCGAACGCCGACAACGCGGCCAACTGCGAAGCCATCGGGGCTTTCACGATCTACCGAGACATAGAAACTCGCGCCCGCATCTTCGCGGGGCTTGATCTTGAACGTCTCGCAGACCGTGCGGTTGGGCGGGCGCTTGCGGGTCATATCAAGCTCCTCGCCGTCGCCATCACCAGCCGCCTAAATGCCCGGACCCTTCCGTGACCGTAGGAGCGGCGGTACTTGGTACGTGCGTCGTTTAGGTCTGCCCACGCAAACAACGTCACTCTGCCGCCTCCATCTTCGGGGCTTCGGGTGCGCGCAACCGCATGTAAGCATCAGCGAAAGCGTGCTTGGCTTTCAGCTTCTCCACACGGTCGCCACCGTCTTCGGCGTCCTGTAGTGCCGCCTTTTCCATGCTCTTAATGAACTGGAATCCGTCAAAGCCGTCGTCGGTAAACTGCTTGCGGAGTTCCGACCAGTCGGCGCTAAGCTCAAGCTGGCTTTTCATCAGGTTGGCGACACGCGCACCGTAGGCCGCATACGCCTGCTCGCTGCCGTTGGAAAAATTATTATTTTCTTTGCTCACATCCGGCTCCCTGCTGTCCAGTCAAAACGACCCTCGCCGTACACACTTGAAACACCGCTTGAGAACATCGGCTCCCGCGACCGGCGAAGCGCGACCGTGTTTGCGTATGCGCGGGAATGGCTGAACGGTGGGTCCGTGGGTTCGTTCTCGTAGCGGATATCCCGCGCACACCATTTCGCCAGCGAGGTGCGCTCTCGGTTCTGCTGTTCGAGATCGGGGCGCGGCGCGTTCTTCGCCTTCTCCGCGATCTTTCGGGCTGTCTCCGCTTTGCGGCGGGACATGATTTCAGCGCGGGTAAAGACCTGTGACAGGGGGACGCGGAAGTAAAACGCGACCTGATGCGGGGATTTGCCGAGCCTGAGCGCGGCGTCGATTGTGGCGGCTGTGGTCATGCGGTCATTCCTTCGGCTTGGGCGATGGCGCGGCCAATGAGTTCGGGGATTTGCGGGACGACGCTGTTGCCGAGGGCCTTAAGGCGGTGTGATCTATCGGGAACCCCATCAGCCACTCCACCGCTTTTACCGGCGGGTACAGAAACCCGAAGTTGATCTTGAACCAGTCCCTCAAATTGTTGCTCGGGCCACGCCCGACACGCAGCCGGCCGGAGCCTTTGTGGTCGCAAGCTGTCGGTGTCGGAATAAGCGGTGATCCAGACGCGGCCGCGGTGGTGTCGCGCACCAAGGGCGGACGCCGGTAGGTAATCCCATTCCGCATCAAACCCGATTTCGGCCAGGTCTCCGAGTACTCGGCCGAACCAAGCCCCTGGCTTGAATTCTGGGCCAGCCAGCAAGTTTGCGACGTTCTCCACAATCGCGACCCGCGGTCGTATCTCGCCAATAAGTCTGTGAAAGTGGGACCAGAGGCCGGATCGCTCACCCTCAAGCCCCGCGCCTTTTCCGGCAACGCTGATGTCCTGGCAGGGGAACCCGCCGCAGATTGCGTCAACGGCAATTCCATCTGCGGCAAGTCTGTCTGCGGTAAGGGTGCGAATGTCATCGTATTGCGGAACCTCGGGCCAGTGTTTCGCCAGCACCTTTCGGCAGAAGGGGTCTATCTCGCAGAAGGCGACCGTCTTGAACGCACCGCTGCGCTCCAGGCCGAGGGAAAAGCCCCCGATACCCGAGAAAAGGTCGAGCAGGCGAAACGGCTGTTTCATCCCCTCACCTTCGCAAGCAGCTTGTGGATCTGATCCAGTACGGCGGCGGGATGCTCGCCGGAGTCTCCGGTTTCCGCGTTGACGAGGGACAGGACAAGAGCGCGGACGCCGGGATACTGACGGGCCAGCGCGATCAATGCGGGCGCGGATATCGGATGCTCTTTGCGCTTCAGCCCGTCGATTGTCCGCTTGGACACACCGGCCCGGAACGCGAGCACCTTCGCAGGCTCGTGCGTGCGCTCTAGGACGCGCGGCAGCATGTTTGCGAGGTCGTCTCGGATCGCTAGGGCTGCGCTCATGTCGCGCCCCGCATTGCCGACCTGTTGAAACGGTTTGCAAACTCGTTCTTGGGACATTCTTGCCTCTCCTGGCGCATGGTTAGGGCGACAGAAAGGGCCTCCGCATGGCGAAGAAGCGAGGATGTATCCGAAAGAACGCGGTCAACCGGGCGGAAGGTCGCGTCCATTTGATTAGCAAAAGAGAACCGGACGACGTTCGATTCGCAGTCGGAAGTCAGTCCGGTAGCGGTCCCGCAAGCGGGAGCGCGCGTGGGTTGCGACCTATCGGGGAGGCCGTGTTCCGGGTTGTCTCTGGTCTTCGGCGCGGGCATTATGTGAAGCCCACAACCGGAGAGGAAACATGATCCGCAGAAATATTTTTCTTTTCGCAGCCCTGCTCGCCCTGACGGCGTGCGCTCAACCCGCCGCGACCGGATACAACCCCGATGTTTCCGATGCTGATCGGGAATTCGCCGGTAACTCCCTGTGGGGAGCCGATGCGGAGTGCATTGGCGAGGCGGCCTCCAAAGGCGTGCCCCGTGACCGAGCGGCGCTTGTGTGCGCCTGCGTCAAGGGCGTGATGACCTCCAAGATATCGAAGGCCACCGTGGACTTCATCGTTACGCGCCGCCCGCAGACCGGCGACCCCATGCCCGAATTCGTCAGAACCGACGCGGACTTCGCGTTGTCCGAAGGCTTGAGGATTTGCGCGAGGTGACACTAGGCGGCCCGCCGATCTTTGGGGGCCATTTGAGCCAGCTTGGCGACGGTCACCTTGGGCGCTAGTGCGCGCTCCACATCAAGCCAATGGGCCGAAGGAATGCGGTTCTTGAGCCGCCAGCGGCGCACCGTGTCGGCCTTCTGCCCAAGCCTGCGCGCGGCCTGTATGGGGCCACCGAGCATCTCGATTACGTCGTTATGTGTGTGAACCATTCCCGGAAGAATATGGGATATACCTTCCCTAAGTCAATGGGAAATATGTTCCCCGTCCAAGCTATTGACATTGTGGTATAATTGCCACGTGGCAAAGAAAGCAGACCGACCATTAGCACTTGAATATAAGCAAGCCGTGGGCGCGAGATTGCGCGAGTGGCGGCTGAAAACCGGTCGTGTACAAACAGAAGTCGCGCAACTTCTAGACATATCCAGGGATCGGTACGCTAATTATGAGGACGGCGGCTCCGAGATGCCGTACTGGATTCTAGCCAAGCTGGACTTGCTCGGGGTCGATCTGCGCTGGCTCATTACGGGCCGCACAACTAAGAATTCGACCCTGCCGGTTGCACCGTTTCGCGTTGCACAGGGGGATTAACCCCCCCCCCCCCCCCACGAATCGCTGTAAACATTCCGTAAACATGACCGCATAATTTATTTAGCGGTGGGAAGTTGTTTCCCCTTGCTTTGGGATAAAACGTCCCATATTATCTCTCCATACACAGCGGCACCGACGCCGCCAATGGAGGGACAGAAGATGGAAATCAACCTCGACAAGCTGGGCCGCATCGCAGAAGGCACCCCCGCCGTATTCTTCCGCGTTGAAACGTGGAACACGGGCGCCCGCGTTGCCGATTTCACGACCGAGGGCGAGGCCGCTGCTTTTGCCATTGCCGACGCTTCGGCCAAGCGCTGCCGCTTCGACCACAAGGTTTCCCGCATCACGATGGTTCGGGGGCGCGGCTAATGCCCCGCCACGATTACAAGCTCGCCTACTCCGAAGCCTTCTATGCGGCATTGGACGAAGGCGCAACCGAGGCTCAGGCCGACATAGCGGGCCGTGACGCACAACTCGGGCACATGGAGCGGATCATTGATGCCGCTGACGACGCGAGACACGAACGCAAGCTGTGGGGGAATGGACGATGACGATTTCACTGGAAACCCTGCCGACCTATTCGGTCCCCGCCCGCGACATGCGCGAAATGCACAAGCGCATGTCGGCCCTGTGTGCGTGGCGCGCGACGAACGCTCGGAGCAAGAGGGACCGCGCCGAGTTCAAGGACGCCGCCAAGCAATATGCCGCAAAAGCGGAGGGCCGGTAGATGCTCCACGATTACGAAGGCTTCCTCGAAATCCCGTTTCGCACCGCCCTGCCCCACGGCGACACGTACACCGAGGTCGAGATACTCGCGGAGTACGAATACACGGCACCCTTTCGTGGATCGCGGGATGAGCCGCCGCACGGGGGCGAGGTTGAGATTGTCTCCGTCAAGTTCCGCCGCATGAACGGGACCAAGTGGCGGAATCTCCCGAAGCGCGCGTTTAGCTACGTCGCGCTCGCGGATCAGATTTTTGACGAACACGAATCCTGCGACGACGGATGGGCTGATTACCGATACGAGCAGATGCGCGAAGAGTGGATGGAGGCGCGTCATGGTTGATATCGTCCTGTTCTCCGAAGCCGCCGAAGCCCGCGCGAAAACCCTCCGCAAGCAATCGTATCTGCTGAACGACCTTGGCGGATACGCGGAAGCAAGCGCACTTCTCGCGAAGTCTCGGGAGTTGGAGTGTACGGCATCGTTCGCGCGGCCCCAGCTGGTCACGCTCTCTCGCGTCTGTCCGGTTCCGGCGTTCCCGAGGCTGATACCGATTAAGAGCCAGACTTCGTTTGGGGGTGCGCTGTGATTTGTGCGCTCATCATCTGCGCCTTGGTTGCCGGTTCCGGCCAGTGCGACCGCGACAAGACCCCCGAGATTGTGGACTACCCCGCGATAACTCGGGCCGTCGATTGCCAAGACTTCGCGTCCTTCATCCGGTCGGGCGGTCTGCCGATACCGGGGAACTTCAAGGTCATGCGGGCAGAGATGATCCAGGCACCCCAAACGCAAACCGCACAGGAGCCGCGCCGATGATCGACTACAAGCACCACTCGGTAGCAAGGGCGAACAAGTTCCGCGAAGCGCCGGACGCCTTTGTCGGGTCGTATCTCTTGGGCTTCCGCGATGAGGTCAACGGGAAGATGGCGGCGGGATCGGCGGTTGAGAAGGCCACTTGGAACGCGCTTATTGACCCGAACGTCGCGCCGCTGCCCGTTGCGGAAGCCAACTTCGATTCCGAAATGAAGGGCGAGGTCACAAAAGAGCGTGGCGACCTTGGGCCGCTTTGCGAACAAGCATTTGAGGCCCTTTTCCAGTTCGGCAAGCCCCTCACCTACCAAGCCCCGATCAAACTGGCACCGGGCGAGCGGTTCGGCCTGCGCTATGGCGTGACCGGATACACGGATTTTGGATACGGGGACGCTTTCGATATTGACCTAAAAGTCACATGGGCGCTGCCGTCCAAGCCGAAGTTCTCGCACGTCTGCCAAGTCGGGACGTACTCGAAACTTCGCGGGGATAAGCCGCAGAAGCTCTGCTACGTCACGCCGAAGAAATTCGCGATCTACGACGTGTCGCCGGAAGAACTGGACATGGGCTGGCGCACCACGCTTGCGACGTGGAAGCGCATTGAGACGATGCTTTCGATCATCGAGACGCCCGCAGATGCGTGCGCGCTGTATCCGCTCAACCTGGATTCCTTCTACTGGTCCGAAACCACGAAACCCCGCGCTATGGAGGCTTGGGCAATCTAATGAAAACCTCGGAAGCCATTGACCAGATCGCGACCGCGCTTGCCGTCGCACAGTCGAAGATGAAGCCCGCAGTCAAGGACTCAACAAACCCGCACTTCAAGTCCAAGTATGCGGACCTGACGAGCGTTTGGGAGTCCTGCCGCGAAGGGCTGACGGCAAACCACGTCGCCACCGTCCAGAACGTCGAGACGGTAGACGGTCGGGTACTCGTCACAACGCGGCTCATTCACAAGTCGGGCCAGTGGATCGAGTTCGGCCCCCTCTCCGTTCCCATGCAGAAGGTCGATGCACATGGCGTCGGGTCGGCGGTGTCCTATGCCCGTCGATACGCCCTTAGTGCCGCTGTGGGCGTCGTGACGGACGATGACGACGGGAACGCCGCAGTGTCCGGTGAAGCCGCCCCCGCCAACGCCCCCGCGATGAAGAACAAGCTCGCCGCCGTCACGTCGGGCGCGAAGGTTCCCGAACCGAAGATCGAACCGCCCGCCCAACTCAGCGAGGCCGCGCTGAAAGAGGCCGCGAAGATGATCCGCAAGGAACTCGACAAGGCCCCCGACATGGCGACGGTCGAGGAAATCAAGACCCACCACGCCACGACACTGACCGCAATCAAGGCGTCCAGCCCGAAGCTGCACGCATGGACCCTGGAATCCGCAACGGCAATGGAGGCCGCATAACATGGAAAAGTACGACAACTCTGGCGCAATCTTCGTCAACGAGCGCAAGGAAAAGGATTCGCACCCGGACCGCACCGGCACGGCGACAATCGACGGAACAGAATATTGGGTTTCCGGCTGGCTCAAGAAGGGTGCGAAGGGTCCGTTCCTGTCGCTTGCGTTCAAGCCGAAGGACGCCAGCACGAAGCCGGAAAACGGCGGACTGTCTGGTTCGCGCCCGCGTGCGTCGGCCCCCGATGACTCCGATATACCGTTTGCTCCCGAGTTCTGATGACCCTCCCCCGCAAGATCGAACGACAGCCGCGCTTCAACATGGCGAAGCGCATCCGCTCACCGGGTCACTTGGCTTGGATACGGGAACACGGGTGCTGCGTTCCGTCCTGCGGGGGAATGCCTATCGAGGCCGCGCACGTAAGGACGGGTACGCAAGCGGGAGTTGGAATCAAACCTGACGACTGCTGGGCAATCTCGCTGTGTTCCGACCATCACCGGATGCAGCACCAGATAGGCGAACGGGCATTCGAGATAAAGCACGGCATCGACATGAAGGCGCTGGCGAGAGAGTTCGCGAGCAAGAGTCCGCACAAAGCAAAGTTCAACCGGCCATAGGAGGGCCAAACATGAAGAAGGCAGTAGCAATCAAGGGCAGTAACGTCGTGAGCGTGGTGCGTACCAGCGAAGGTCTGCGTGACGCACTATTCGAAGAACTGGATATGCTCCGCAAGGGCGACAGCACGCCGCAGCGCGCGGGGGCCGTGTCCAAGCTGGCAATGACCGTGATCGACGCGGCGCGGCTGGATATCGAGTTCGTCCGGTTCGCCAAGGCGTCGGGTAAGAACAAGCCGCAGCCTCTCAAGCTTGGGCGGGCCGCTTGAGCGAGTGGATGGGAAACATCGGCACCAGCCGTCGCGGGGAACTGCGGCGGTTGGGGGCCGTCATCAGGGACATTATCGCCATGCGTGCCTATCGCTTTGAATCGCCCGCGCGCATCAGGCGGCTGCTTAAGCCCGATTGGCATATTGGGCCAGTCTATTGGGAGGTTGCGGTTGCGGATCGTAGAGGCGACTCGTTTTGGCTCCCCCCTCTCCATTGGGGCGAGAACCCGACGCGCATCAAGCACGCCAACAAACACCGCGCGGCAAACGGGAAGCACCCGCACCCGTGGCGAATTATCGCAGTTACGACACACTCCCCGGCTGAACTTGCGCGCCGTCTGAATCTGCGCCCGCGATGCTCTTTGTGCGGCTCGTATGCGGTTCACGGCAGGGACTATTGCAAGACACATGACCGCGAGATTTCACGCGCACGCCGAGCGCCCCACTACGATTGGGATGTTGCCGAAATGACCGTCATCAGCAAAACGCTAGACAAAAAGCGAAAGGAATTGCGCGCATGACCGACCGCGCCGCCTTCACCGCCGAGTTTGTGGATATTCGGAACATCAAGGGCCGCAAGGTTATGCAGCTTGTGTTCGAGATACCCGTAGAGGGGTCTTGGAAGCGGGTTGACAACCTGGGCGGAACGCCACACCCCGGACAGCCCGTCACGGTCGCCATCGCAAGGTTGGAGACGCAACCGGCGAAGGTCGAGAAGCCCAAGGGACCGACACCCTCGCAAAGGGCGTGGGCGCTGTGTCAGTCGCAGCGGTTCGGCAAGTATCTGCTAGGTAATGCGGCGGGGCATCAAGATATGCCGCCCGACGAGATCGCCGTGTGTCTGCGTCGATACTTGGACATCACATCGCGCGGAGAGTTGGACGCGAACCCCGAAGCCCGCGCCCGCTTTGAAACCCTCGAACGCGAATACCAGGAGGCACACCGATGACCGAGAGACTTAGCCCAAGCCAGTGGCGCGACCTCGCGACGTTCTGGGCATACTGGGTCGGAGACGCAAAAGTCGCGGGGTACATGATGGATCACGCGGGCCATATGGAGGGTGCCTCCGCTGGTGAGGACAAGCCCGCCCCTGCCGCCGACGATCTGGTGCAGGCCGCACTCGATGCGCGGTTCTCAATCGAACAACTGGAGGAGGACAAGACGGCGCTACAGGCCCGCGTGGCTGAGGCCGAGGCCGCGCTGGCCGCGTGCAGGGCCAAGACCATCGAGGAGTGTATAAAATATGTTGAAAGCTGCGATAGCGGGGATAGTGCTGCGTCTATCGCTTCCGGGTTGCGCGCACTCGCAAAGGAGGCCAAGACATGACGCAACCGCGCCTTATGCGCCTCTACTCAATATGAAACGCAAGAAAGGAAAGAGAATGGTCGGAGAGTCACCCGTACAGCCCTACTACGCCAAATCCCCCGCCGACGAGATGGGTTTCAAGCGTCTAGACCCGCTTGCCGAGTGGATGGTGGGTGGTCGGAGGGAATGCCGGATCAACGTCCCGCTCGTGTCGCGCTACGACTGGCGCGTGGTCGCGGAGTGCCTTCGGGGGCTGGCGACGATCCTGGATATCGAAAGCCGCCGAACGGATAATCGGGACTCGTCATCCCTCTTCCGCGTGCAGGGAGAGGTAAACCTGATTAACCGGCGAATCCGAGAACATTACACGCCGATATACGAGCAACTAAGAATAGAACAACCGTCGCGCGGGGGGCGTCCTAGAAACGATGAAACCTGAATCTAGGCATACTGGAAATTGCAGGAACCTACTAAATCAGGTATGGGAGGCTAAGTAATTGGAGATGTTGAATACTATATAATATGACATCTTATCCAGATACCATACGATTGAAACTTTATTACCCGCCCCATTTCTCACGCAACTTTATTGCTATGTTCTATATATGTTTTGATTTTGTTCGCTAATTTCCCCGAATCATGTATAGTATGTCCGCGTCGTTTGACGCGCCCCGAAACCAACCTGGAGCGCCCTGTGAAGCGCGGAAATTCAAAGACCCTCGCCCAAGTCCTCGATAATTACGAAGTCTCTGAAACCGGATGCTGGAATTGGAAAGGCGCTAAGAACGCCTACGGATACGGCATCTTGAATAGGCCCGCCAAGGACGGCCCCCACGCCCCGCGCGTCATCCGGGGCGCTCATAGGGTCGCCTATACCCACTGGTGCGGCGAAGTGCCCCCGAACATGAACGTCATGCACACATGCGACAATCGGGCCTGCATCAACCCCGCGCACCTTCGGATCGGCACCCATGCCGATAACCTCAAGGACATGACGGACAAAGGGCGGGATCGGCGGGGCTTGCGGTACAAGGATGCCGCATGACCAGATTCAACATCTAGCTTTCGGACCCCAAGATTGAACTTCCGGCAAAATGAAAATTATTTCTTGGCGAGCATGTGGACCGTATCGTCCTTCGCTTTCGAGGATGCCGACGACCCGAAGTAATACGACACGACCTGATCGGCCTTTGCACTAGCGTACCCGATAAGCGAACCGACCATGCCCGCTGTAAGGGGGTCTTTGATGCCCTCTACGGCCCCGAACATCACCGCCCCGACGCAGGCGAAGAACCCGCCAATCACGACGGTCGCAAGCACCCGGGGCGTCCACACGTCGCCGGTCTTGGTTTCCCGTTCGCGTGCCGATCCCCGATCCGTGGCGGCGATCTCCTCCCGCTTTAGCCCAAGCTGCTCCATAGCCTCGGCGTGCCGGTTGTCCTCGGCTTTCAGGGCGAGCAGTTGTTCCGGCGTGGCGTTCTGAACCGCCTTGGCGATCTGCGCTTCCGAGGCTCCGCTATCGAGGCCGAACACGCCCAGGATTGCGGATATGGCCGTGCCCGCGAGAGGCCCGCCAAGCATCGTCCCGAGGGTGGGGGCGACGGTCGAAACTGCGGCTTTCCAGTCGAAGGCCATCTTGATCTAGTCCTTATGCGCTGGTAGAATCTTGGGGTTGCGGCATCGAAAGGTGAGGCGGTAATTCACGGCACGACGGCAAGCTCTGGACTCGCGAGCATCTTGCCAGAGCCGTCCCACTCCGTTGTCAGGTCGCACCTGACCCGCAACGATGACGACCCCGGCGTGGCAAAAACGGATTGGGGGATTTTCCCGGTCGGGCCACGCCGAATTCTCATACAGGCCCGCGTTGGGCTGGGTCGGGAATAGGCCCCCCGACTGTCCCCCGCCTCTGTCGCAAGACATGCGGGGGATTTCATTTCAGGCGTAGGACCATATCGTCGGCCTCGGCTGCATCGCCGCCGCAGGGCATGTATCCAAGTGAATGAACCGCCCCGCGTGTGGCCCGTGCTGCTTCACCCCTACCCCGGTGAAACCTAAGTCCAGCGCCAGCCCGATAAGCCTCAGAGCGTCACCACCGGTTATGGCAACGTCCACCGCCCGCCCCTGTACGTGCGCGCCTGACGTGCCCTTATTCGCTTCTACGGGGTGCGTCCGATCCCGGTATCCCGACGTTATGACCATCGGATGATTGAACCGCTCGCGGAGCCCGATAAGGCGCTCCATAAACGCGGGGTCCATCTCGCATTTTCCGGTGTGCTTGCAGGCGAGTTCGGCGCGAGAAAAATATTTGTTTGCGGGGAAGTCGCTCATAGTTCCGCCTTCACGGCCTTATCGAGACAGGCCGACATGATTGCCAAATCCCCGAGGTCCGCAGACCACTGAGCGTAGGTGTTCCCGTCTTTCTCGATGGCGACGAACACGAACGATTCGATTGCGTCCGCGCCACTACGAAGCGCGTCTAGAACGTCTGCCGGAGTTCGCTTTAGCTTTACGATTTCGCCCACGCTTCCCCCGTTTGTCTTGTCCCGGCGTTATGTCGAAGCCCAACGGCCCCCGGAATGGTTCGTAGGGCTTGCCGGGCGGGTCTTTGTCCGAGAGTTGCGATATATGCCCCATGCCGAAATGCCCGAGATGCCACGCCCATTCGGGGTCCGCGTCGTCGTCATCCGAGCGGCGCTTAGGCATAAAGCTGCTCCAGCTCAAGCATCGAAACGAACTTGGCGCTTTCGATATGCCCGCCTCGGATGAACAGCTCATACACGCCCCACGTCCACCCGCTCAGGCTATCGCGTGCGTAGTCCTCGACGTGTCCGTCCGGTAGAGCGCACCCGAGATTGAGTACCGTAACGTGATTGTAGGGGCCGAGCTTGGGCTGTCGGATCTGTCGCGCGACGTGGGAATGTCCGATGACGATATCGTGGACGGCATCGTTGGCG